TCCCCGGCCCGAACGGGCACGGTTTGCCCTTGCGACGTTGCATGAGCGGTGGGCTGGGAGGGCCGGTCCCTGTGCTCCTCCTGCGATTGCGGCTGGGAGGACGTGGTCGGCCTGCCACGGGTCATTAGGCCTTGGGCCTTCGCCGCAGAGCCAGCAGCTGGTTGCGTTCGCTCGGACGGCTGCTGCCTGCCGCCGCCAGTCGCCGGAGTATTGCGGTCTTCCTCCCTTGGCCTGCCGTCGTGCGTGCTGCGTGGCATTGACCTGCGCCCGATGTGCTTGATGATGTTGTGGGCATCGGGTGCCGTGGGTGGGTGCCCCACATTCAATGCAAGGTTTCTTGAGCATCAGAATGGAAGATTGCTGCTGTCCGGTTGGACTGGGGCTGGCGCGGTGGGGATGAGCAGGGCGGCGAGCGCCTGCGGCGTAGGGGTATCCCCCTGCCGGTCTGACTGGCGTGCCGGTTCACGCTGCTTTCCTTCTTTGACGATGACGGTCGAGCCGGTCTCGTTGTGAAAGGTCAGGTCGGATACGGCAGGGTTTCGGTCGCCGCTTCTTGCCCATGCGAATCGGAGGTCGTCTGCGTGGTGCTGTTTGGCTTCGGACGGGTCGCCTGCGAGGAACCGCTCTGCCCACAGCCGGTTAGCGTCGTCCTGCCATGTTCTGAACCACAGGTATCCCATTATCGTCTCCTGAAAGCGTCGCAGGTTTCTTGGTCGTGCCTGTCTAGCTGCTGACCGCAGTCCCGGCATACGTTCGTCTTCTGATGTCGTGCTGGGGTGAGTTGCGACCAGTTGGCGGCAAGGGCTGTGGGGGTTAGGGCTGCGCCGGGGTACTTGGTCTTGTAGGCGTTTGCTCTTGCGCGTATGTCTTCGGGGGTTGCGTTGACTTCTCGAAGTTCTTTCAGGGCGCGGTTGACACGTCCGCGTTCTGTCCCGGTGAGCGTCTGTGGGTTGATGCCGCAGACGTTGAGCATTGTGTCCCATAGTGGGTCGGGCTGTCTCTTCTTGACGGCCTTCTGCGCCGTAGGCGCAAGAGGTTCTTCCTGATGGTTCTCTGATGGTTCAGACCGGACGCCGGTGTCCGCTGGTGACGGACGTGGGTGTCCGCTGGTCATAGGACTCGGGTGTCCACTGGACGCCGGTGTCCGCTGGACGAGTACGCGGTAGTCCCACCCTCGATACTGGCCACCGAACCTGCGTCGCGACGCCTTCTCGATAAGGCCGAGTTCGACCAGCTCGTTGATGGCTCGTGAGACGTGACGTGCTGAGATGTCGGACCGCTCGGCAATCCGCTTCATCGAAGGCCAGCACTCGCCGTCAGCGTTCGCATGGTCCGCGAGCGCGAGAAGCACGAGCTTGTTCGTGGATTTGGCGACGGGTTGCTCCCACGCCCAGTTCATTGCCTCTAGACTCATAACAGCCGCTCCTCTGTAGCGGTTAGCGCCTCCGTCCCCTCCTTCTCTCCGGGGGACGGGGGCGCGACTCATTCGGTTATCAGCCGACCATACATCATCGCGCGCCACAGGTCATCCATCTTGACGAGCCTGCCTTTCGAGGCGTTGGTCTTCCCGTTGCGGAGGGGCTGCTCAGCTTCCGGTGCGCTAGCGGCAAGAGCCTTCAGGAGTTCAACGGTTATGCAGATGAATCCTGTGTTCTCCGGGGATACGACCGACCACCACGTCGCCTTGGTCACGTTGATGCCAGACGCGCGCCAGCTGACGCCGTCTGATGACTGGGCTGTCTCGACGTAGTGGTTGCCGGTCTTCCAAGCGCCTCGGTCGACCTTCACTTCAACGGTTCCGCTTCGATGCAGGTCTTCCCAAAAGGTTCCGAACAGATGTTCGCCTAGCTCTCCGACGCGCAAGTCCACGTCGAAGTCGGGGTGGTATCCGGTCGTCGTCTTATCCATTGAGCAGCCTCATTAGCGTCTCGCCTGACATGGTCACATACCACTCTTCCGGGTTTGCCTTGCCGCGCCGCTTATGCCATACGACACCCGGCGCGTCCTCCGTCGCATTGCGCTCTGCCTGCGCCAACCAGCCGGATAGGTCGAGCGCGGCCCGGTCCTTCACTTCGATAGACACAGGCGCGTCGGTCACGATGTCACAGCCCTTCTGCATCCCCGACGTTGCGCGGCTGGTCTTCGCATGCCAGCCCCACGCCTTCAGCGTCTTGACGACCGCGAGTTCCGCGCGGTTGCCTTTCCGACGTGACGAAGCTCCACTCATACAAGGACCGCCTGTAGCCATACCTGCTCGACGGTCGTCTTCTTGCTGCGGATAGCGCGCCGTTGAGCCAGCGTTGTCCCACCCCAAATCCCGATGTCTTCATTCTCGTTCCGTGCAAGCGCTTCCATCAGACAGTCGAACTTGACCGGACAATCGTTGCACAACCGTGCCGTCTCAAACGTCAGGCTCTCACCGAACCAGTCGAGATTCTGCTTTCCGTTGCACGCTGCTTTGTCCTGCCATCTCATGCTGTCTCCTCTACCACCATCCTTGGATGCGACGCACACGCGCCGCCTCACACCAATCGCCGTACCGCTCGTCGGCGTAATCGGTGAACCACTCCATCTGCTCGACGGCAGGCCACGGCAGTTCAGGCATCCCGTGAACAGGTGCATGACGCTGGGCTAGACCGAATGAATCGCCGCCGTCGCCTACCGCGTGTGGCCTCCAAGACGATTCTGCGTGAATAATCTCAGAGGCGCAGACAAACTCAAACTCGCGGCCCTCATGCGTCAGATACGCCCACGCTTTCGCCTCGACCGGCGACATCCCGAACATCAGAGCGAGAGCGATGAGCGTTTCCATCATCGGGTCAGTTCCCACACGGTCATGTGCGAGACCCCGGCAGGGTCCGCAAGGACGCGCGTCGACCAACCGGCACGGCGCATCCGAACCAGTTCCTTCTCCCAAGCAACCTGTGCTTCCTGCTTCCGGCGCGTTGCCGCACGCAGGTCAGCGAACTCGTCAATCATCCTGTCTCCTGTCAGAACTTTTCGCGCTCAAGAAAATCCCAAAGCTCTAAGTCGGCCTGCTCACGCGACACGATTTGTTCGCGCACGCTGCGACGATGCTGAGCGATTGCGAACAGCAGCCCTGCGTATTTGATGCGGAGCGCGTGCAGCCCGACCATTCGCCAGTTGCGCTGCATCTCATGTTCATCCACGGACGTTCGACCTCCTCGCGGCCTCAGCACGCCACGCCTTCATCTTCTTCCAACCACCATCGTTCTTCCGGCGTGCTCGCACCGACTTCGTGTTCGACTTGCGCCCGGTGCGGCTGCCCTTCTCACGCCACCACTTTCGGTTCGTTCCCGAACCCATTATCGGCTCCTGTCGTATGCCCACAGGCTCGCGTAGATGCTGAGGGGCAGCATCACCCAAAGCAGCAGATGGAATGGAACGCTCATGCCCATGCACCTCCTGAGTCGTGCATTGCGGCGTTGTAGCCGTCGATGTGACCGGCGAGATACGCCTGCTCTGATTCGATGTCGTAGTGTCGTCCTGCTGTAATGATGCCGCCGATACATCCAAGCGCGAAGCAGATGCCTGCGATTGCGATTGTCAGTTCCATGTTGAGTCCTCTCAGCGGTGGCACTTGCAGGTGCAACCCCATGAGGTGCCGCCCTTGGAACGGTGGCGTGCTTCTTGGTCGATGCACACCTGATGTTCGTCGTTCTTGGAACCGGGTGTCTGCCCGTACTGGCACCACACGAACTTCCCCGGCTTCATCTTGGCGATTGCTGCGAGCGTCTCCGGTGTCATCTCACCACTCCCAAATCCCGGCGTTGACTTCCTCGACGTGCTGCTCAGCACAGTCGCCGCAGGAGTGCGCCCCATGGCGGTCGCCGCGCAGTTGGTAGTAGGTGTCGACCTTGGTGCCGCAGCACTCGCAGCCGAACGGAACTTCGTAGGTGACGATGCCGAACATCTCGTTGAAGGTGTGGGTCTTGGTGCTCATGGTCTGTCTCCTCTCAGGCCGGTAGGTCAGATGGTCTTTGTCGTGCGGTCGGTGAAGACGATGCGGGCGATTGCCATGCCGTTCTGGTCGCGCAGGTCAATCGCATCCTCCGGGCGGTGCGCGATGAACGCGACGCCACGGTCGCCAACGACCTCGTAGTGGCTGACCTGCTTGATGGTGGTGGTCATGTGCTGCTCCTCTCAGGTTGGTGGGGGCGCGCCCTTCCCCGAACGCGCCCCCAAGTCGTCTGTGGTCAGCGTGCGGTAACCCCAAGAGGAGCGACCGCCATGTTGTGAATGTGGTTGAACACCGCCTCGCGAACATCCTGCTGAACGGCGCGAGCGGTCGGCTCAAGGCCGTAGGCCTCTGCCCACTCCTCGATGTCAATCTCGATGGTGGCGGTGAAGCGGACCTTGGTGGTCTTCATCTGTCTGTCTCCTCTCGACTGGCGTAAAACTACCGGACACGCCGAGCGTCTGTCAAGCACCAAACCCCACCTAGTTCTGCGGATATCTGCGGATTCAGCCCGACTTTACGATTCGGGTCTCCATCAGCCCCACAGACCGCGCCCACTCAGGATGCCCATGAACACGCTGATGGCAGCCCCAGCAGAGGCCGACAAGGTTCTCCAGTCGGTGAGGGTCGCGACCAACGCGACCGGCCCGATGATGCACGTCCGTCATCTCGGCAGCGTGGCACCACTCACAGACGCCGCCGCCGCGCTCCCATACCTCACGCCGACGCTCATCGTAGACGCGGTCGCGCTTCGCACGCCGACGCGACACCTGCCTCACAGAAGCTCCTCGACGAACGCCTCCGTCACGTCGTCTGCATCCGCACGCTCCCAAAAAGCGGCCTCGCGAGCAGAAACGACAAGGCCACCGGCAACGTCATGGCGCAGAAGAAACGGAATTACCTCCGGGTGTACGAGCGCTGACGTTTGCTCGGCACAGGACAGGCAGTTCCACACCAGCCGCCACGGGTGACGCTCGAACCGACAGATGGCAAGGGGAACTATGTCCTCAACACCGCACCGAAGACACTCAGAGACGTGCCCGGTCCGGTAAGGGTCAAGACGCGGTCCTGACAAACTCGGCCTCCGCTTTATGCGCTGAGAGGAGCGACTGTACGGCAGAGAGTTGCGTGCGGCGCGAACGAACCGCCTCCACCGCAGCCGTGCGAATTGCATCCGCATAATCACGGTCGCGACGAAGAGTGCCAATCGCAACATAGGTCTGCGCCTCCCGTTCCCCCACGGTGCCAGCGGTCTCAAGATACGCCTTAGCATGAGCAAGACGGAATGCGTGTTCGGCGTCAGCGAATTCCTTCGCCGCATCCCGTAGGGCACCTATGCCCCGGTCGAGAAGTTCGGAAAGTCGACGTGCTTCTGCCGCCAAGTCTTCGATGCTCACCAGCCGTACCTTTCCCGGCGCTCCCAATCCGAACCCATCCTAAGACGGTTCATGTGGAAGATGGACTCACGGAGCAGCGCAAGCTCAGCACGCATCAGCCGCATCTCGTCGAGCAGGTCGTCCATCGGGTCACTCGTCGTCGTCTCCATCCTTCTTCCTCTTCTCCAGCGCACGGTCCAAGTAGTACGAATCCTGACTCCACAGGTGCAGCCCAACGCCCAGCCTCATGGCGCAGCGCTTCAGCGCGTCGGAAGACGCCGTCTTTCCGGCTGAGCCGTTCGACTCGCCCGGACGTTCGACATCCCCGACCTCCGTGATGCGAACCTCTTTGCCGTCGACGGTGCAGGTCAGCGTTGCGAGGCAGCCCGTCACCATCCCGTCCGGGTTCGTAATCATCTGCTTGACCTCAAACGAGTACGGGCCAAGCACTTCAAGGACCCGCTGACAAACGTCCGCGTGGGACACGAACGCTGCCGCGAACTTCCCCGGCTTCTGCTTGACCAGCGACTCAGGGAACGGCCTTGACAGTTCATGCAGTTGACTCATGCGTACACATCCTCTCCATTGACCCAATGCCACACCTGAAGGCAGGCACGGAACGCCTGATAGTTCGCTTCGATGTTCGCGACACGCTTTGCTTCGTAGCCCTTCTCTCCGATGCGAATGACCCATGCCTCTTCCGCAAGCGGCGGCTCGTTCCCATCCGGGTCGAGCGTGGCACGCGCAAGCGCGGCAAGTTGTAGAGCTGCTTCCGGGTAGACGGCCTTGCTCGTCTTGTAATCGAGTACGACAAGTTTGCCGTCGTTCGTGATGCACCAAAGGTCGCCAGTCCCGGCATACCCGTCACCGAACACGGTGAGTTCTACAGCGACAGGCTTAGGCTGCCAGTCTGCCAACCATGCGTCAGCGGCCTTCCTGTACCGGGCGGCGTCGCCGGAAATCTCCTGCGGCTCCAGCCCCTGCATCATTGCTTCGAGATAGGCGTGGATGGTTGTGCCACGGTCGGCAGCCCTAGTCGACGAGCGCCAAGGCGACTGCTTCAGAATCGTGATGGCCTCCTCTTCGTCAAGATTCGAGAGCGAGTCGCGCATCGCGACGGCCTGCTCAGCGACGACCTTGGCAGCCCAGCGAGGCAACGCTGGCTTGTTCACCGCAGCGCCCAGCACGTTCGTGATGCTTGGTAGCAGTTCGCCCGTGACCGGGTGCTTGTAGTGCCTGCCCTTTCCTTTGACGTTCTCAGCGAGCGCAGGGGTTGTCATCGCAGAATCTCCTTGCCGATGTCGGTCAGTTGCGCCGACAGCATCGCGACGACGCCAGCGAGCGCGTGCAGGTCATGGGCGGCATCCGTCAGAATCCCGACGAGTTCCTCCCCCTCCCCCAATGGGTCTTCGACTTCTTCGTACAGAGCGAACAGGACTTGCTCGACACGGTTCGTCTGCGCCCGAAGGCCGTCCCGTGTCTCGTCCATCGTGTCGAACATTGCGCGCAGGTTCTCGTTCATCTCACTCCCAGTCTTCGGGGACTTCCTGCATCCTCAGCATCTCTTCCTCCAGCAGTCGTAGTTCAGCATGGAGGTGTGACAGCGCACGCGCATGACCCTCAGCCTTGGCACGAAGGTCCGCAATCTGTGTCGCCAGCGTCGTCAGGGACGGGGTGTCCAGTTCCATCAGCCTGCCTTCATCCATTGCCGCACCGACTCGTGCGACACCCGAACTCCGGTCATCTCCGTCAGACGGTCAGCGATGACACGCAGGGACGACCCGGCGTTGTGCTGCTGGAACATCCACGGGACCAGCGGCTCGCCGCCTGACCGAATCTCAAACTCACGTTCAATGGTCTTCCGCATTGCTCTTCCTTCTCTCCTCGGAAGTTGGGCCGGGGGTAGCGGCGAGAGGAGAGGGGACCGCTACCCCCGGTGGCGCGCAGCCCGGTCTCGGACGCGCTGCCAAGGCGTCAAGCTACGTCAAGTCTGCTCCCGGCGTCAAGTTGCGCGAGCATCGGTAGGAGCGCTTCGACCGCCGCTTTACGGGTGCGATAGCGGCCCAGCTCGCGCCCGTCCTGCATGGTGAGCGTGAACCTTCCGATACCGCTCTCGCGGATACGTGCGACCTTCTCGCCGCGAATCACTAGGACGTGTGAACCATCGCCGCCCATCAGGAGCCGGGGCCGGTACTCCTTGCCGCCTCTCATGCCTGCACCTCCTGCTTCGCAAGGCGCTCTGCCTCTGCCATCAGCGCCTTCCATCCGATGTAAGAGGCCAGCGCCATTCTCATCGCATCGCGCGCCTCGCTTGTGCTGGTCGCCTCTTCCGTCCGCTTGCTCATGTTCTGCTCCTCTCTCGACCTGTCTCGTCAGCGGTGGGCGGTCAGTCCTCACCGGATTCCCGAAGGGGTTTCGACTCAGATGTGGTTCTTCGGGAGCGCCTTGTATGCGAGCGCGGCGAACTTTGCCGCTTCCATCAGCGCCAGCTCGTGCTCGTTGTATGCGCCGTGGTTGAGTTCGCGGACCAGCTGCCATGCGGCGAGAAGGGTCTCGTGCGCCTCTCGGATTTGCGCGGCAGCCTCATCGAGGGTTCCGTTTGCGCGGCGGTAGTCGATGTCGGTGGGGGTCGCGGTGCTCATCTTGTTCTCCTCTCTCCGGGGGCTATCCCCGTGTAAGCGTAGGGTACAGGAGAGGGCGCGCTCCTGTCAAGCACCAAACCCGCACTAGTTCTGCCGATTTCGGCCGAATCGGGCCGATTTGCGAAACCTGCCGCAAAACGCCTAGCGTGCCCGACGTGGTCAGGGACAGGCAGGGGTGCCAGAACTACCACTACGGAGCGCTCGCCATAAGCCCGGAAACGCCGGGGCAGGCGAGCGTTTCGTATTAGTCCGACACACCCACCGTCGCCACCATCGCCAACCAAGGCGACAGCGCACGAATCACTTCCTCCTGCTCCTCATCCGACCACCGCGTTTGCAGATGCGTCAGCCCGACAATGTGATGCAGCAGTTCATGCAGCAGCACCTCACGGAACCGTGCATGGTCAAGGTCCGACCTCACACGAATCACGCCCCGACGCACATCCGAATCCCCGTCGACCGAATCCTCCGCGAGACGGATGTCCGTCGCTTCGTCAGTCAACACCCGGATGACATACGGGCCGAGTGCTATCTCCACCGGGAACCCCGATGACACTTCTCATGCGAAGGCTCGTCATCCCACATCTCAATCAGACGGTCCATCTCACGATGCAGCAGCACGTCACGCTCGTCGCTGTCGTCATTCTCAGAGGACTTGGAGTCCATGCCAGCCGTCCTTGTCGCACACGAACGTCAGGGTGCCGCACGCGGTCGTCGCGCCACCCTGCTCGACGAACCACCGGCTCCCACCATCATTCGCAGGACATTGCATCCACGTCCGTGGCCCGTCAACCACGACCGTCAGATGATGGTAATGGGCAGACACCAAAATCTCAGCGTCACCAATCGGATGCTGCGAGGCCATCTTCCCACGCCACCAACCCTGCAACTTCGCCTGCGGCGTAGAACCCCGACGCGCCTGATGCCCATGCAAGAACCCGACCACCTGACCACAGATGTCAAGCGTGATGGTCATGTCCCCATCCGGCAGCACCCACGAGATGTTCCCAAAAGCCTCCTCATTCGCGCCCAGTATTTCCTGCACCTGTTCCACGACCGCTAGGTCATCGTTGTCCTCAAACGAGGTATAGGCCTTCCCGGATGCGTTGCGATTTTCACCGTGATTCCCCGGCACCGCGCCGACCACAATCTTGACCGGCAACTTCGACCACTCCATAAGCATCATCGTCAGCATCCGACGCACCAACTTCACCTGTTGTCGCCGGTCGAGCTCGACGGAAAATGACTGCATCGGGTAGTGGCCCGAACAGTTCTCAATGAGGTCGCCCATCGTGACGACATACAAATGCGAGATGGGTTTGCCGACCTTCTGCGCCTCGCGGATGCGCGCAGGTATCGCGTCCTTCAGCGCAAGCAGACGTTCGACGAGCGCCTCCACGCCGCCGCTATCTGCTTTCCCGGCCTGCCAGTCAGCAAGACAGGCCACGAGCGCACGCTCAGCGAGAATGTCCTTCGGGGGCTTGGGCTTGCGTCGCCTGACCTCGCGGATGAGGTCGTCCACATCCTGCGTGCTGACGCTTGTCGCAGGGATGACCGACGCCTTGTAGTAATACATCCGACCGCCATCAGCACCCGGCGTGTCCCAAGTGCGGACCTGCACGCTCTGCGACGGGTCGACCGTGAACTCGTTCGGGTCGAGACCCAACTCGTGGATGATGCCGTCCCACGATGACGGTGGCGTAGGCGAACCGCTCAGGTGGGTGACGACACCCTTCTCGCTGTCGAGGCCGGGTTCCCAGCCCTTCGGATGGGCGCGCTTCGGAACCTTCGCATCTTCAATGTCGCGCTGCACTTTCAGGAACTCGTCAGCGGACATGGGTGCGCCTCCAATGCCCCACCTGCTGCGGCGAGACTTCGTGACCCCACTTGCCAAGCACGACAGCAATCGTCCGGTGTGAGATGCGGTCGGACGCTGCCGCTTCCATCAGCGACCGATGCTGCTCCCCGTCAAGTTCGGGGATGACCTGCTCCCACCAACCTGACATTCCCGGCGAACGGTTGGACTTCTGCACGGCGAGGAACTCTTCCACCCTTCGTCCTTTGTGTTGACGACGGCGTGGAAAATAGCGTGTCAATCAGCGAGAACGCCGCCAGCCCGACCGCTCAATAAACCCACGCCAACCGGCACGCAAATCAGGCACCGGGCTACGACGCGCTGTAGTGCGCTCTGCGGAGACTTCGGCCTTCCCCGGTGTGGTCACCTTCGCAGGCAACTTGACAGCGCTGCGCGCATCTGAAGACCACCAAGCGTAAATCGAATCGCCGGGGCACGCCGTCTTACCAACGTCCCGATGACCCACCGTCCGCAACGCACCGAACCGCTCCTCAGCCTGACGAAGCAACTCCAGCACCGCCGCCTTCGCAGCCGCAGGCATCTCCTTCGCCCCGTCACCGATGAAGGCGACACCGATGGATTCGGAGTTCTTGCCGCGCGCGTGCGCCCCAGCAAACCCCCACCCCCGGCCTTCGTAGACGGTGCCGTCCGGGGCCACAAGGAAGTTGTAACCGATGTCGGCCCACTTCCGTTCCGGCCCCTGATGAAACGCCTGAATCTGCTGCACCGACCGCTGCCCACGATACGACCCAGTCGTGTGATGCAACACGAAAAGGTTGACGCGCTCCGGTCTCAGCGGAGTCGTCGACCGCGCCGGAACCGCACCCCACTCAGCACGCGAGACAATCCGCATCAGTCAGCCTGATACTTCGGCGCAGCCGTAAACCCGAACCCAATCAGGAACGACGCGACCTTGACGCCACGCTCCTCTAGCAGACGCATCACGGCGTAGTAGACCGCGCCGATGATGGCGACCAGCGCCGTCTCAACCAGCGGCTCATTCACATACGGGCTAATGGGCAGCGTCCCCACCCACCCCATAATCATCGGGACCACGGTCCTGCGAATACTCGTCAGAAAATCCACGGTAGTTGCTCCATCGGTCGTCGAATGTTGCGGCGAACACATACCCGGACAGGATAAGCGACACAAGACTCACGCCGCCAATGACGAGCTGCGACGACACTTGACGGTCAGAAATGTCAAACGCGCCGATGAGAATCATGCAGGTGGCGAAGCCGACCGTGAAGTAGACGAGCCGCCTGCGGTGCTTCCAGCGGTCCATCATTCGTTGTCGATGTGGGCCTGCATCATCGTCTTCAGCGTGTCAACCTGTTCGCGGACGTAGGCAAGAGCCAACTCCAGCGCGGTGAGACGCTGTTCGATTTGGTCTTGGTCGGTCCACATTCTGCTCATCTCCTCACGGATTGCTGCTTTGACTGCTTTGAGGAAGAGAGTGTAAATGCCGCGGAGGAGGGCTGCGATGGTGAGGAGTGCGCCTGCCCATGCGCCGACCATCAGCAGCGGGTCCATCAGCCAGCGAACTCAATCGCGTAAATCTTGGACGTGTTAGTTGCGCCCAAAATCACTGCGGTATCGTTACCTCGCCTGAACCTCGCCTTGTAGGTGACGGGAGACGTTGTCGCTGGCTCAGCCAGACCGATAAGCGTTACGGGAGAATAAATGCGGAAGGTCGGGCTTACGCGGAGCGTCTGATAGGAACCGACCCTCATTCCCTCTGCGCCTTCAAGGGCAACGTCTGAACCATCAGTCAACTGCCAGTAAGAGTCCGTGCTGTTCTGGTCTGTTCGCTCCGAGTAGACGGTCATCACGGACACGACGAGTATCTTCGATGCGACCGAAGTCGGAGTGAGGGTAACGGACAGCCCGGTTACGTCGATGAATGATGAGGATGTAGTTGTCTGGTCACTCGCGCTGGTAGCCGACACAATCTGACGGACCACAGAGGCGTCGGACGGAAGGGTGATACCGCCCGATGCGTCAAGCGTAATCGCCGGAGACGGAGCGGACGGATGCTGAAAGTTCGTCGCCTTCACCGTGCTCATGCTGCCACCCACACGCCAGCAGCCTCATCCCACACGAACTCGCCGTCCGGCTTCGGCATCGGAGCCTCCCACTCAGACCCGGACCACACCCACGACGGGAACGGCGCAGGCATCCGAAGACCCTCAGCCTCGACCGTCCAGCCGACACCAGCCTCGTCCACAATCCGAACCTCGTCATACTCCGGGCTGACCGCAGCAAGCCAGTCTGCGGACGTGTCCTCGTCGTACACGGCAGCGTTGACGACGACACCGTCACGGATGAGCGCAGCAGTCTTCATACCCATGATTGACCTCAGTCCGCGTAGTATTCGATGTAGACGTAACCGGAACCACCCGCAGCACCATTTGTTCCCGCTGCTCCACCAGCACCAACGGTTACTGTGACACTCGCAGCCGGAGTAACGGCGTCGCCAGCCACGGTCCAGTTGGAGTCCCCACCGCGACGTGGGTATGCACCGGCTTGACCGATAGCACCCCGACCCGTGTTATCGGGACCAGCAATACTCGGAGCAGTCAGCACGCTGCTGTAATCGTCAGGAGCGCCGCCCTTTGCTGTCACCGTCCCACCGGAGAAAGCAACGCTGGAGTCTCCTCCTGCGTTAGCCGTGCTGCTATCTCCGATGCTCCCGCCGCCACCAATCATGTGTGCGATGGCGTAGGTCACACCGGCAGGAACCGTCCAAGTACCCGAAGCGGTGAACGCCGCAATCTTCTTATTCAACCCAGCCCCCGTAATCGACCCGGTACCCGAAATAGTGACTGGCATCACGGCACCGCCGGAAACACGACCTCATCAGGCGAAGAGAAGTCCTGTGGCACGTCACGAAGCGCCTGCCGATAGTCGGCCCACACCTGCGCATCCACCGGAGCGTCCGCAACCTGCGTCCAATCGCACGCAGCAAGCAGCGTGTCACGCTCGGCACGCACCTGCGCCCACGCACGGTCAGACTGAATCTCAGGCCACGCCGCCTCCAGCTCGTCAAGCGTCGGCTTCGGCGCGTCGTCAAGCCAGTCCAGCCCCTCATACGAGTCGCCATTCAGCGACCACGCCGCACCGGGCCAGCGGGCGGTGAGGATTGCGGGGATGTCCATCAGGGTTCCTTTACTGTCGAACGAATGTTATCGGAGAGACGACGCGGTGTAGTCGGTCATGCTGCCACCTCGATGACGGTGATGGACGAGACCCCTCGCCCGAAGTTGGCGTTGTTGGTTCCATCCTGTGGCAGGTTCACTCGGGCCGTACCTGCCGCGTTCCCTCGCCTCGCTTCGACCCTGTAGTTTGTCGCCGAGGTCGTCGCTGGGCTGTCGAGGTACACGATGGACTGAGAAACAAGCAGCCCTTGGTTGTTGACGTAGTTATACCCGCCGAAGACGTTTTGGACGCGGCTGGATGAGGCGTCGCCGACGTAGATTTCAGTCCCGCCGCGGGTGACCTTGAAGTGGCCCATGGCATCAGCGTTCGACAGGCCGACGGAGATTTGCGCGATGACAAGGACTTTGGACGTGTTTGAGGTCGGGGTAATGCTGGTAGACAGGCCTGTGACGGTCGTGTAAGTGTCTGAGGTTGTCGTGAACGTGTCAGTCTTGACGGCCTGTACGACGTTCGACCCGATACCCGCAGGACCGAACCCGTCAGCCGCAGTAGGCAGCGTCAGCGTCCCATCATCCGCAACAGCCGGAGCCGCAAGTTCCACATACCCCGACGTAGACCCATACAGCCGAATCTTGCTCATACGATTGTCCATTCTGAGCCGACCGGCACCGTCACCGTCGCAGCCGTCCCAATCGACACAGGACCAGCCGTCATCGCGTTGTACCCCGACGTAATCGAATAGTCCGCAGTAACCGCAGTCCCGTTTTCATAGAAGATTTGGTCCGTACCGCCACCCTTCGCACCGGCAGCAAACGGAACCCACGACGAACCGTCGTAATACTCCAGAGAGTTCGTGTCCTTCAGATACGAAAACATTCCCTCCGACGCAACAGCCGTACCGATAGCCGTGCCACGAGCGGTCGAATCGTCAAACACGAACAGGACTTGGTCCTGCAAATAGCCCTGAAAGTTGGCCTCGGTGACAACCTCACCGACAGTCCAATCCTTGTAACCACGAAGAGACACCGGAACCTCCCCTAGAAGGCCAGCCTGCCGACACCGATTTGGCCCAGCGTAGCATCGTCCAACACGAAGAACGGGTCTTGCTCAATACTGCGAACGCCGATGACGGTCCTCCACGGCTCACCGTCAACCCAACGGTGCCCGACACGGACGACAACAGAGTCCTGTGTCAACTGTGAGACGCCGGGTGGCGTGAAAATAATGTCAAGTCGGTCGCCGAGCTCCAGCGGAAGAACCGCAGTCGCGGCGGTCACAGTCTGAAAAACCTCGACCGCACGCACGGTCGGAATGAGCCTGCCGCGCCGTTCCAGTTCCCAGTCGACACGGTCCTGCTCGCCGCCGTCAAGAAGCAGCGTGGACAGGTCGAGAACGCGCAGCCCGTAGTCGGACTGGGAATCTGTGTTGTCTGCTTCGTACTCGACATCTGCGATGCTGGCGACGACCCGGTTGTAGAAGTCTGCGTCGCCGGACACCCGTGCCATCAACTGGTAGGGGATGCCGCTGCCAGCGTCGGACAGGGTCAGGCTGGTCGGGTTCTCCGCACCGTAGTTCCGGTCGCGGAACTCTAGGTTGCCCGACCGTCCAGAGAAGAGGAGGCCACCCTCAGACCGCTCCACCTGCTGCAAGTACGACAGGACGTTCCCGGTTGCCGTGCCTGCGGCAAGCGTCGAGTCACCCGTGTCAACCGCCGTGCCACCGGACCAGTAGGACGTGTCGGAAGCGATGACCGTCTCGATGCGTGAGCCGGAGTCCTCCGCAGATACGGTGAGTCCTGCGGTGCCGAACGTGGCCTGACCCATACGGGCGAGACCGTCCGTGGCGACGATTGTCACGTCAGCCTGACCACCCGGCCCGTAGTCGAGGTCAATAGAGTCGACGAACCCTGCGAACACCTGATTCCCGTCCGCGTAGATGTTGACCGACCGGCGCGGCTCAACTCCGGGGTAGTAGATGGACGCGGTGTTCAGAGGGTCGAGCGCACCATCACGGTTACGGAGCGTGACAGCAGCACGACCGGCAGACATCGGAGAGGTCAACTCGTTCTTGCCACGCTCAACCTGAATCGCGACCAGCCTGTTCGACAGGTCGACGAGCGTGTCGACCGGGCCAAGACGTGCCGTGCCAAGAATCCCACGAGTCGACGAGTCCAACTTGAACGACGAATCGACCCCCGGCCCGGAGAAACCAACCTCAACCTTCGGGACGGTCACAGCGTTACCGAACTACCAAGCGGCCCGTTCGACCGGGTGTAACGACGAATCGCCTCGACAACCGCCTGTGGGTCTGCCGACGTGACCGTCACATTCACGATGGTCTGACCGCCACCCATGCCACGACTCAGCGGCACGACCGCCTCCGGCCCAGCCTCACCGATAAGCGCGAGCGTCGGACCCATCACGATGCCGCCCTCTGCCAGCGCCGGAAGTCCACCGATGCCCCACTCCAAACCTGCCGGAAGTTTCGGCAGCGGAGCAGACGGGTCAGGAACGAAAGGCAAGTTCCCCATCCGGTTCCTGACCGGACCTGACGGTTGCGACGACTGTACGAACGGACCCTGTGACCCGTCGATGCGAACATCGGGACGCTCGCCCAAAGCCGCCTCAATCATGTCGGCAATCCGGTCAAGGACACCCTGCAACGCTGGGATAGAAGCCTCAACCGCAGCGACAAACCCCTGAGCCGCACGCACACCGGCCCCGTAGAACTGCTGTGCCGCAGCATCCCCAGCACGACGGGCCGCAGCCTCCGTCGCCGCAACCAGCGCGTTCGCCTGCTCAATCGCCGCCGCACCGCCAGCAAGAAGTTCCGCAGCAATCCGGCCCCCGGTGCGCGCACCAAGTTCCGCAATCTCCTGCACCACCTGCATCGAGGCACCGGCAAGACGCAGCGTGTCAATCTGATTCGCAAAACCCTCAGCCGTCGTAAGACCCGTCTGCAAGAACTCGACGAACGAACCCTGAGCGTCCTTCGCGTCCTCCAACTGCTCCGCAGCCTTAGCAATACGCTCCGGGTCTTCCGACGCAAGCGCATCCTGATACGCCTGCTGCGCCTGCGCCAACTGCTCAATCGCCGTCGACTGCGAAGACGCAGCATCCGACAGGCGGTTACCCTGCGTAATGCCCTCAGCGATGGCGTCGCGATAATCCTCAAACTTCTTCGTCGCCTCTTCTAGACGACGGTTGGCATCTGCAAGCGAACGGTCGATGTCCTGCTTGATGACCTGCGCGAGCTTTTGTGCGCCACGGACGGTCTCCTCCGTGATGCTGCCCATCGCGAGAACTTCACGGGAGAACTGGGCGATAGCGTCGCCAGCGTCCCCGGCACCAACGTGCGTTTGATTGAGTTCTTGCAGAAGGTCGCGCATGTAACTGGTGAGCGCAACGACCTTCGGGCCTGACGCGCCGACACTATCCGTCGTGTCATCGGTAGCGAGACCCAGCGACGCCATCGCCTCTTCAAGCGCAGCCGCCGCAGCAGCAGCAGCCTCCTGTTCCGCACGCGCTCGCCGCTGCGCTTCAGCCTGATTTGTGAACCTGCGAATCTCGTTGTCTGACTGGTCGGCCTGAGCGCGCGCTGCCGCAGCGTCCGCGAGCCGCGCCTCTGCCATCGCGTGGTATCCGGCAGCCGCAAGGTCGGCAGCCTCCGCTTCTAGTTCCAGCGCAGTCGCGCGCTTGTCCGACTCCCCTGCTGCCGACTTCCAAATCGCCAACCCGATAAGTCCTGCGAGAAGGGAAAGACCTCCGGTTGCCAGCGCGGTCGCGATAGTCATCTTGCCCATTGCGATAATCAGCAGACCAATGCCCGAAAGCAGATTGCCGACGAACATCATCACAGGTCCGGTCAGAGCCGCCAGCCCTGCCATCTGCACAATGATGTCCTGCTGGGCAGGGGACAGCGCATTGAAACGGTCGATAAGCCCCTGCACGCCGTCGATGATTCGCTGCACGATTGGCATCAGCGTCTCGCCAACGCCACGGAGCGTTTCCTTCAGTTCCGAAAGGGCGCGCTGAAACTTGAACGCCGATGTCTCAGCCGTGATAGCAAACGCATCGTCAAGCATCCCCGTCGTGTTCGCCATGTCAGCAAAAATCTGCTCCGTGGCCTGCACGTTCGACCCCATAAGGTCGAGCACACCGGACAGGGCGCGGATGTTCCCGAAGACCTTGGCAATGGCGTCGTCATTCAGGCCCAGCGTCGACGTGAGCGTCTGAAGAACCGACAGCAGCCCACGCTCGCGCAACTGCTGGCGAAGCCCCTGCGCCGAAAGCCCGTACTTCTCTAGTTCGTCACGCGCTTCCTTCGTCGGGTTCAGGATGGTCGCGAGAATCTGCCGCAACTGGGTCGCAGCCGTCGACGCATCCGTACCAGTACGGGACATTGCAGCGAACGCCGCACCGACTTCGTCGAACGAAACGCCCATCGCAGACGCGACCGGCAGCACCATGCCCATCGACCCGGCAAGGTCGGCAGGCTCCAACTTTCCGTAACGGACAGCAGCAGTCAGCGTGTCCGTCGCACGGGTCGCAGACAGAACCGAAGAGCCGTAAGCGTTCGTCGCAGAAGTGACAAGGTCCGCGACAACCGCCGTCTCACCCAGCCCGATAGCGCTTGCCTTCAGCGACGCTTCAAGAGTCTCAATCGCCTCCGCACCACGCAGACCGGCAGACGTGATGAAGAACAGCGCCTCAGCCGCCTCATTCGACGAACGCCCGGTCGCCGGTCCAAGACGCGCCGCCGCCTCTTCAAGTTCCCCAATCTCCGACGCAGACACGCCGACGAGACCCTGAATCTTTGCGAAGGAAGTCTCAAACTCCGCAGCAGTCTTGACCGCATAACCGCCGATAAGCGCCAGCGGCATCGACACCTTCCGGGTCATCGTCTGACCCACAGAAGTCATCGTCCTGCCGACCAACTGCATCTGCGCGCCAAGAACCTTGATGCGCGCTGAAGTGGTGTCCGCTTGACGGGCTAGACGCTGAAGGTCAGCCCACGACTTCTTGATGTTCCTACCGTTGTAGGCAACCCCAATGTTGATTTTGACTGACACGGGCCGCTCCTACAGACGGACTACATAATCAGCAAAGGTACAGGCCGACTACGCCTTACCGGAATACCGGGCAGGCTTGACAACCTTCAGACCCCGGTTGAAGTTGTCGACATACTGCGCGACGACATCTTCGACCTCGCGCGGCACGAAGGTCACGCCGCGTAGCTCGTCCCACGCACGCCAAATAAGACGGTGCGACCTGCCATGACGCGAACGAATGTTGCCAACCATCGGCGTCGACGCAGCACCCGAACCTGACAACTCAAATACGGCACCGGCAGCGTTGCTGTTACGGATAGACCACAGGCTCGTCCACTTGTCCGACGTGCCAAGATTCAGATTGTTCGCGAACTTGAAGCCGCCCGGACCCGACCGGATGCCGCGAGTCACAGCCCCCGTGTTCCAACGGAGACGGTCGTACTCCCACCGCTTGCCACCAGACTTGCCCTGATTCGGAGCGTAGGAACCGCGAGACCCCGGAAGGCGTGGCGTGTCATTCCAACGTGACAGCGGAGCACCGTCGGAACTTCCGGCCTGCTTCGCATACCCACGGGCACGCTGTACGAACGGTTCCGTAATCTGCTTGATTTCCCGGTCCATCTCCTTCTTCAACTCAGGAGCGAACAGGTTCAGTTCACGGATAGTCGCACGGATGTTGTCGACCCGAACGCCGTTCAGGTCCGCTTCAAGCCTGCCAAGGCCATACACATTAGGCACGCCGTCGACCCTGCTTCTTTCCCCGGTCAGACAGAACCTTCACCATCGCCTTGAACACTTCGGGCGGTGCGTCCATCAGGTCGTTGGGAGCGATTCCGGTCGCGACAGACATCTGCGCGACCAGCATCGTCATCCCGTTGGGGACAAAGGGTCTTCGTCTACCCCCACGACCTCGACGGACTCGACCGTGTCCAACCAGCCGTCGAAGGGCTTCACCGCAGGACCGCCGGACTTGGCACTCTCAGAGGCGCACTTCCACGCCAACCAGTAGAGATGCTCCATCTTTTGGTCTGCGGCGAAAGCCTTCGGCAGACCGACCTTGAACTCACGCTCAAAGGCGACCTGAATCTTCGGCCCAACCGTGTAGTTGTCTGTTGACTTGTCGGTAGTGACGCGCAGGTTGAGGGAAATCACGCGGTCGCCCTCGTCACCTGACCACTCACAGGCCACGTCACGTCTACCACGAGGAGGTCACCCACACTCCCAGCGACGCCGGACCATTCCGTAAGAAGGACCGTGCCGGAGTAGGACGGGTTCGTCGCGCCGACGCTGGTGCCGTTCGGGTAAATGTCGAACGACGCAGTCCCACCGATGAGCGGCGCGATGGTCGCGTCCACGCTGGCAGCAGCGAAGTCCTGATGGAAAGAGAGGGTGATGGAAGAGTCCTCCAGCCCAGCGACACGGGTACGGCCCCCGTCACCAAACGCGGTGGTCTCGACCTCGTCGAAAGTCTGATTGACCTCGACCTGAGCGACGTGGTCCGAAAGGTCAACGCCTCCAAGAACCACGCCAGCGTTCGTAAGAACGATGCGCGCCATTAGTCCTGCTCCTTCGGCTCGTCAGCCGTCATGTCCGGCACCGGGGCAACCGGCTGCCTCTTCTTATAGTTGTCCGATGCCGGAGCAAGATGACCACCCTGAACCAGCGCCTCAATGTTACACCCTGCAAGGTCCGACTCCGAAAGACGAGTGCCCTCAGCCCACCGGAGACGGCCCGAAGTAACCGTCCAACTCATGCCACAACCTCCACGTCGAACTCTGCACCAAGATAAAGAACTTCACCAACAGAGACGGCAGCGTAGTTACGCATCTGCGTCACACGCACCGTGTCAACTACGCCGCCAAGAGTCCGGTCGGACTCGATAGCGGATTTGATGGACGACGCGCCGGTGATGTATCCATCAAGATTGTTCTGAGCAGCCCGGTCGTCCGCACGAGCTACCAGCAAAATAATCGTGAAATAGAAGCGGTCAGCGCCACGCACCATGTCAAGGTCGTAGTCGATGCGGTCAGGCATGACGATGGCCTGCGGCGGTCGGGGCGCGTCAGGAACGGTCGCGGACGTTCGCAGCCCAGAGATGGACGACATCGACGTGGCAAGCGCGGTGCGAATCGCGGCGACAGATGCCATCAGATGTGCACTCGACGGTACGGCTGAAGGAGCATTTGTACGTCCGGGTCAGCCTTGAAAGAGACGCGCATCGCACCCATCTCGCCAAAGCCTGCGACGCCAAGCGGAGAGTCGTAACGGGTCCAAAGGCGTGCCGCCTGAAGAATCGTCGCGGTCTTGACCGGCTCCGGCACGGCAGGCCAGCCGAACGTCGCCTCCACACGCACGGTCGCACGGCCCTCCCAAGTGGGCCAGTAGCCGTCCTCAATCGGAATGAGCCGCGTGTAGACCCAGTCATTGTCCGAAACGAGACGGTTGACCGGCTCCGGCTGATAGTCGACGGAGTTCAGCGTGACACCGAAGGACTGGTCAAGGTCTTCGTCAATCTTGACAGAGACGATGCTCGTCGCGTCGTCAATCGCAACCGACTCCCACCGGCCCGTCGGCACATAGTCACGGGTCGCAGTACCCGAAGCGACCGTGAAGTCACGCTGGCAATACTGGTCGACAAACCGCGACGCAGACGTGAGGACCGCCTGAAGCGGCGTGTCATCCACGGAATCGGTAATCCGAAGCGCAGTCTTCAGTTCCGAAAGCGATGCGTAGTCTGCCATTAGCGACCTCCAATCACGTCAGGATACACGCCTACCACGCCTGACTTGCGAGACGAGCACGCGACACCGGGATTTCCCCACCGTCATCGAACGGGACGGTGAAGGTCTCCCTGCCGGGTGGCCCACCCCACTTCTCCAAATAGTAGACGGCGTTCAGGCCGAACGTCTCCTGATTACGCAGAGCAAGACGCGCGTCCGACCCGATAGTGCTGCTGTTGTCATGCCGCGTCCGGCTGTCAACCCGAAGATAGGGGACGCCTGCAATAGACATCCGACGCTTGTAATCATTGTCCTCAAAATACATCGGGTGCAGGTTCTCGTCGAACCAGCCCACCCGGTCGACCGCCGCCGCGTTCGGCGCGAACGCACCAAACTCAAACAAGGTCGCGACCATCGGCTCCGGCACCATCGTCTCTGTCAGCCGGTCAAGGTCGCCCGGTGCAAACTCGATGTCGGCGTTCACAATCAACCACCAAGGGCCGACCGGACGATGACGGATGATGTGATTCCACGAACCGCCACACCCAAGGTTGAAAGACGGTAGCGAGAATGTCGTGTTCCGAATAGCCGGATTGTCGTCCGCAGCCTCGCGAATCGTGCTGACAACCTTCTCCTTATCGGAAGCGTTCACCACGACAAGGAGTTCGTTCACGGGATGGTCGACCGACCGCACCATGCGCGCTGCCAAGTCCTCACGGTTCAGGACCGGAACGCCAAGCAGCGGAATCACAGCAGCACGTCCTCGACAATCTCGCGCAGCGAACGCGACGGATTCCAACCCAGCGACATCGCCTTCGTCGCATCAGGGAACTTCTCTGCCGCCTCGACAAACTTCGCGCCGTGCAGCTCGATGGGGTCAACCATTTCCCAACGTCCCCCGGCAACATCTACGAACAGGTCAGCAAGGTCGACCATGGAGATGACGTTGTCCGGGTTGCCGAGATTCCACAGCCCCGGCTCACCCATCTGCCATACGGCATACATCCCCTCGACAATGTCATGGACATGGGTCATCGCACGCCGCTGAGTACCCGGCGCGTAGACCGTAAGCGCCTGCCCGGTCTGCAACTGCTGCTTCCACCGTGGCAGAACGAAACCGCCCTCCGGCTTCTGCCCTGCACCCGAAACATTGAAAGGACGGATGATGCGCGCGTCTAGCCCGTCCGTGTTCTGAAGCATTACCTCGACCGCCAACTTCGCCGTCTGATACTCCAGCCGCGCAGACAGGTTCGTCGACACCCGGCAGTCCATGTCCTCAGCGCACAAGCCACGGTCCCCACCGCCATACACCTCGCTCGTCGACACATGAATGAGCGGCACGTCAGAGCGCATCGCAAGCATCGCGGCGTTCTCCGCACCCCGGAACACCTCACCCGTGATGCGACCGGCCTGATTCAGAACCCCGACCGGCCCGACCGGGCTGGCAAGATGCCACACGGCAGCGAACTGTTCGTAGTAGTCCCACGACCCGAACGTGTCTTGAAGCACCTCGCAGTCGTCACGAACCGGATTCCCGGCCCTGTTGTCGTCAACAATCAGCACGTCATCGCCGCGCACGAGCAGCAGGTCGACAAGATGCTGCCCGATGAATCCCAGCCCACCCGTCACAAGATGTCTCATGCCGCCTCCAACATCGGGAACCAGTCGCGCTTCACGACCGTCTCTGCCGCATACTCCTTCGCCTTCTCAATGCACTGCTGCGAAGGTCCGCGCGGCGCGTTGTACGCCTCCTCCAGCGCATCCACAATCGGACGGATGTGAGGACGGAACCAAAACGCCGACTGCATCGGATTCCACTCCGGCTGCCCCTCGACAGCCCAGCAATCATCGGCGAGCAACTCCGGCGTAGCCGCAGCGTTCGACCCGATAACACGAGTGCCGCACGCCTGCGCCTCAATCGTCGGGATGCCGAAACCCTCGCCCATGCTCACCGCAAGCAGAACGTCCGCACGGGAATACATCGCGGCAAGGTCTGAGTCCGTGTAACCGCCCATCCGGTAGGCGTATGCGTTCGGCGCGTGAATCCGTTCCTTCGGCAGACCGCAATGCTCGATGAGTTCCGGCAAGTTGATGCCGCCGCTCATGTGGAGCTCCGTGTGCAGATAAAGAGAAACGTCATCGTGCGCCTTCATAAACGCAGACATCGCAAGCAGATTTTCCGTGAACGCTTTTCGGGTTGGGGCAATCCCCTTGTTCGCTGCGTTCATCATCACAACGAAGTGGTCGTCCGGCACCTGCATCACAGCGCCGCCGCCATCCGTAGGCGCGAACACCTTCTCAACCGTGTGAGGGATGTAGACGGAGTCGATGTCACGCTTGGCAAGCGCCTCCTGCCCGTGCTTGGACATTGCAACTGCTGTCACCTGCGGACGCGCACACCATGCCGCAACATCCTTCGGGACCGTAATGTGGTCAATCGGTGTCCACGAGAAGATGTGGCCCATATCCTGCGTGAGCAACTCCGGGTTCTTCAGCACCCACGAGTCGTAGAGCGTCGCAAGATGGCAGGGGCGGTCCTTGTGCTTTCGCGCCCAATCACGCCAATGCGCGACGATGGTGTCCTGCGAATACGGGTCGAAGCCGCGTGGGTAGATGGGACACGGTTTCCCGGCCTTCGTCCGGTCGTCAATCCCAACCGTCTCCGCGCCATAGTTCGCGCCGATAGACGTGGGGAACCCGGCGTTCGCCAGCCGGTGCGCGACGGCCTTCGTCTGAGTGCCATAGCCGGTCGGCGCGTGTGGAGAGTTCGACCACCAATGAATCGCAGGCTTCATGTGCAGGCTCGATTGTCGTCGCAGGTCGCAGGGTTCCGGGGGAGACCACCCCTGCGCTAGTGGCCTCCCCCGGAGATGTTAGGCGATTACGACGCAGCGCCGTAGAACGCCTTGACAGCCTCAGACTGTCCAAGATTTCCGTCAAGCCTGACCGCAGCGCGCCAATAAATAAGGTCATTGGCGAAGCCGTAGTCGTCCGAACGGGCAATCTCAATACCACGAACCTGACGGACGTGGTACGACTTGAAGTCACCGAAGAGAACGCTCTTCGCGCCCGTCGCAACAGCCGGGACGTAGGGGTTCTCGATGACCGGGTAACCCAGCAGCGTGTCGGGCAGACCCGGCGCGCCAACTGAGTAGATGAACTGCCCGGACCCGTCCTGAAGAGCGCGGACAGAGCCGAGCGTCGCACGACGCATCATGAACCCGGCACCCGGACGGCTCGCATACGCGGAGTCGACGCTGTGGGCGAGGGTGATGAGGTTCGTAGCGGTGAAGGCACCGGCAACGCCCGTGCCACCCGTGAGGGCAGAACCGGCAGCGTTCGCAATACCGTTCGGCTGAACCGTGCCGGTCCCCGTGGTGAGGACAGCGTTCACCGCAGTACCAATCGCCGTAGCGAACTGGCCCGCGATGAAACCGATGAGGTCAGGACCGCTGAGTCCCGCATCTTCGATAATCTCGCGACTGACCGCCACGAGAGCGCCGTACTTGTGCGCCTTCAGGTCGAAGGACGAGAACGTCGGCTCCGACTCACCGAAGATAGCGCCCTCAGCAGTCGCGGTCGCGACCGAACGCGAAGCCTGCGTCGGAACCTTGATGGTCTCGCCGGAGGTCGTGTTCAGCAGCGTGACGACATCGCCACGAAGCATCGGGCCTTCGTAGACGAGGAGTTGCTGAAGGGTCGAGTAGAACGACTCGGGCACGACAGAGGAGTCGTCGCTGGTGTTCAGCGCGCGCTGCTCAAACGTGTGCGAGCGACGCTCACCACGAACCATCGAACGAAGGATGTCAGCGTCCGTCTCGCTCTTCGCGACCGGGGCCGGAGCCTCGGGCAGACGCATCTCAGCGGCACGCATCTCGCGCTCCTCGTCCGCACGCACACGCTCAATCACAGCGGCACGGTCGTCAAGGTCACGGTTGATTGCGTCGTACTTCTCCTGCTCAGCAGCAGTCAGGTCGCGCTTCTCGCCAGCGGCGGTGTCGAGGAGACCCTTGGCCTCCTCCCACGCACGGGCACGCTCCTCCTGCTGCCGCTTGATGAACTCAAGAGACATTGGGATTCTCCCTGTGGGAATGGATTGGATTGTGAGGCTTCCCGTGAAGGGTGTGCCGGTCCCGTGGGTAGGGCGCGTGAAGAAATGCTACCTCATGAAAAAGACGAAACCCCTGCCGAAGCAGAGGTCCGTCGGAGCCGGAATCTTCAGCGCGCGTAGAGGCCGCGCTGCTCGGTCGTGCCGTGAATGGCAAGATGTGCGTATGCGAACTCTGCCGCAACGTCCAGCGTCTGAAACTCAGCGAGGCTGTCCCCAAGTTCGCCACCGGCATAGTCGTCTAGGCGCAGACGCACCCAGTATCGGTCGCAGTCGCACGACAAGTTGTGGCACTCGCGGCTGATGGCGACCGGGCCTAGGACATAAAGACCGGGCGCAATCCGGTATGCCCACGGGTCATCGTGGGAGATGGCGACATTCGGGTTGTCGATGCGGTGGGCCTTCATTGTTTCTGTCTCCTCTCGTTCGCCTGTCTCATCAGAGCCGGTAGGCGAGGTCCGGCTGACCCCCGAAGGGGTTTCGACTCAGTAGCGGATGTACGGACCGGCCCAGCGTGATGCGTTGAACTCCTCGCAGAGGTCGGGGCGGTTCTTGCGGATGAACTCCTTGGTCGTGTTCGCGGAGCGGCCCAGCGAGTAGAGCCACGGGTCGTCGTCGCGCCGCCACTCGCCACCCTTCCATGTGTCCGTGTAGTAGGCGGCGTCTTGCATGAAGTTGTGCAGCGCGTCGGCGGTGTCGAAGACGACCGTCGTCTTCTTCGGACCCTCCTTGACCGGCGTGCCCACCGGCTGCCCGTCATCCGAAGCGCGGTGGTAGTGGTCGGCCCAGAACATCGTCGGCACGGAGAGCGTCACCGTCTGCTCCGTCGTGTCGGTCGTGGTCTCCATCTTGCTGTTCTCCTCTCCGGGGTCCGTCCCCGTGTAAGAGAAGGGTACAGCAAGGAGCGTCGCAGTGTCAAGTCGCAAACGCGGCCTAGTTCAGCGGATATCGGCCGATTGTGGGCAAGTTTAGAAAGAGCCGGTCAAAAGACCTTCTTCGCCAGCAGCTCCGTCTGCTTCGCCTTCAGCCCGAGCAGCGAGAGGTCCGGCTCCGGCTGCTTGACCGAACCCTTGATGGCGGCGATGAGCGCGTCAGCCTTCTCCGCGTCAATCTCCTCACCGTCCGCAAGCGCGTCGAGCGTCGCACTCACATCTTCGACCGCGAGACCCGTGCGCTTCGCAAGCGCGTCAAGACTCCGCACGTTCGCAGCCGTCGCCGTGTACGCAGGATGACCAGTCACAACACTCACCTCATGCAAAATGACCTCGCGCAGCTCGCGCCGCGTTCCGTCGTCAGACCACTCGTCGCCCTTGCGCGGAATGGTGAATCCAAAGCTCATCTTGTCGACGATGCCTGCACTCATCAGGGCGCGAAGGTCGGACGCATACGACACGCCATCGGGCAGGTCGAACTCGACACGCAGCCCACGGTCGTCCTCTGACATCGACAGCGTGCCGGAACGCGACGACGCGAGCACCATGTTGGAATCGTGATTGACGTAGGCGCGGACATCCCGGCGCTTGTTCCGCAGCGTCTTAGCAAACGCCCCCGGACGGATGCGCTCGACGAAACCGCCAAGGTTCTCGCTGTCGGAGTCGAACACCGCCGCGTAACCGACGAAACGGTTGCCCTCACCGTCGAGTGCGCGAATCTCGCCGTCGACCTGACGGAACTCGATGCCGGACTTCTTGCTGCGCGGCTCCACAGGCGTTGCCTCAATCATGCTGCGTCCTTCTTCCTCACGGACCTGCGTCGCCTTCCGCTCCCAAAAGGCGCGCGCGTCATCGTATCTATCACCAGTCGGAATCCCCCACAGATAATGGGCGACCGCACCCGGAGTAGGGAACCCGTCCTCACCCGGCTTCGCACCATCAGCACGAAGGTCAGGCTCATGCCGTGCCGCCCATGCTGCGACACGAATCACCTTGTCTTCAGACACCTCGCCGCGCGCCATCGCACGCGCCTCACGAATCGTCCGCTCGACAAGACCGTCGCCACCAAGACCATCGCGGTAGAACTCTAGACCGCGAGACGCAGCCGCACGAATGTAGTCGGGCAGCGTAAGGTCGACCTGCCGGTCCTCAGACTCGGGAGTCGGCTCGCGCAGCGGCTCAATCTTCGTTAGCGTCGAGAACCGATGCCCGACAAGCGTCTCCGTCTCGACCCAGCCGTCACGGACGGAACGGTAGATGCGAATGAGCGCGGCAGGATTGTCGGCGGTCGCATTGATGGAGAAGGAAGAATCCGGCACGCCAAGCGTCCCCTCGCGCATGATGTGTTCGACACGACCGCGCGCCGTACCACCTGACGAGTTCCAGCGGACGAAGTCCCCCTCAGCAAGTTCGTCCGGCGCAGCACGCTCCCCACCCGGTTCCATGTCCTCAGCGATAGAAACAGCAACCATCTGCGCAACCGCCTCCTGCTTCGTCGTATGGCACCCGATTACCTCGCCGTCTTCCTTCTCAACGGCCCAACCGGAGCAATCCGGGTTCTGGTCAGAAATGAAGTACGGCATTAGGATGGATGATTCACAATCTTGAACCACGAAATCGTGTGCGACGCAGATGAAGACACCGCATAAACTTGGTCGCCCGGTGCAAGACTCAGTTGGATGTTCTCCAACTTGTTGACCGCAAGACCAGTCGCCGTCCCAACCGTTGGCCCACCGACGTAAATATCTGCGGTGTTGTCGTCATTGTGAATGATGAGTTGCCAATGCATATTGGAAGAGGCGTCGATTGCTGTCGCGGCAGTTCCAATGGTCTGCCGTCCTGACTGAATCGCCATCAGCCTTCACCTTCCATCATCGGCTGCACCTGAACCGAAGCCTGCCCGGTGTGCTCCAGCGGCAGGTCAAGAAGACGAGCAATCGAATCGCCCGTGAACCCTGCGGTCGTAAGCGCCTGCGCTGCCTTCGCCTTCTCCGCAATCGTGATGATGGGAGCGTCGGTGAGCGGCACGTTCTGAAGCGGCACCCGATACTGGTCTCCGTCCTCGACCGGACGCAGGTCTTCCAGCCCACGCACGTCATTCACCGACATCCACCCGGCAGACAGCGCCGACGAATACGCGGCGGTGCGAGTCTGAAGGTCCGCACGGACCAGCGAGTTCAGGTTGAACTTGATGAAAGAGTCGCGGCGCGTCAGGAGCTGCGAGAAAGCGGTCTCCAACTTCTGCGCGTAAGTCTGAATGGTCGTCGACACGAACCATTGCATCTGCTGCTCGACAGAAGCGTAAGAAACGGCACCCGGCTCCGACACCGACAGCATGAACAGAGGCACACGGAAGATGCGTGCAATCTCCTGCACGGCAAACTTGCGCTCGTCGAGCAACTGCGAGTCCGACGGGTTCACCATCGTCGGGGTGTATTTCGCGCCACCGAACAGAACGGCAGGACGGTGAGAACGGTTCACGCCACGGTGCGCGCCGTCCCACGAGTCGCGGAGCATCTGCTGCTGTTCGGGAGTCAGGTCGCCCGGATACTCAATCACGCCTCCTGCATACGCTCCGTTTCCGAAGAAGCGTGCGGAGAACTCGGTGAGTGCCTGCGACAGTCCCAGCGACTCCTTCGCCTTGTCGATGCGCGACACGCCACGCAGATGACCGGGCAGAAGAAGTTCCGTGATGTGGAGAATCTCGTCGCGTCCCAGCGTCACATTGGAATGAACGACCCGGTAGCGGCGTCCCGACAGCACTTCGACATCGTTCGGGTTCAGGACGTGAAGTTCAAGAATCGCGCCCTGCTCGTCACGGAGAATGTGGATGAAGGCGTTGCCGTCGAGCAGCAGCGACACCATCACCTGCTGCCAAAACGTCGTGCGGTCCACCATCATGTTCGGACGCTGCACCCACTCCTCACGCGGACGGTAAGGACGACGCGCACCATCCTCGCGGATGAACTGGTCGACCGGCAGCGTCGAGATGGTGTCAGAGATAAGCCGGACGCTCGCGTAGATAGTCGAAATCTCCAGCGACTTGTCCTGCGTGATGGAGATGCCGGACGCGGTGCCACGGTCAAAGATTGCCGCGCTACCCCAAAGTTGCTGAAAAGAACCTGCCCGGTTCTCTAGGAGCCTGCCAAGCATCAACCGCGCCTTTCAGCCGCCAGCCCGAACGCCAGCAGTCCTAGACCAACCACGACCACGCCAGCCGGAGTCGACCAAATGCCGACACCGACAGCAACCGTCAGGATACCGATAGCCTGAAGCAGACTAGCAATCATAGGGCGAGAACTCCGACGTTGGCAGGCCGCTTCGGATTCGCATGATGCCAAGCGGCACGGTTGTAGGCGATGACACAGGCGATTGCAGCGTCAATCTTACGCGGTGATTGCTTTGACTCTTTAGTGATGTACGCGCCCTGCGCCGTCTCCTTTAGCACTGCGGAATCCAAATGCCGTGCCATCGCTGAGGAACCGTCCTGCGTGAGAGACTGCTGCGTGACCGCCTGATAGAAGGCCGAGCACGCTGCCCCCATGCGCTTCCTCACGAATGTATTGAAAGCAATGACGCGGTCCTCCCCAAATAGCTCAGCCCACCGCTGAAGCTGCTGCGACCAAAAAGGGGGGTCCGCAGACATCTCGACCACGTCGTACTGCTCAAACATTCGGAACACGGCAGCCTCAACATCGTCGATGTCAACCTGCCACGGCACATTCCCACCGGGATGCTCCCACAAGCCGACCAACCAAAGATGCGGCTGCTCCTCGACCGTCGCCGCAACGAGCGCCGTAGAGTCGCCCGAGTATGAACCATCAAAACCAAGCACAATCTTGACGTCCTTGGAAGGTTCAACGACACGGTCGGATTCGAGGTCGTCCCATGTTCCGGGTGGCAGCCAGCGCTCCTCGTCGGGTTCGACCCAAAGGTTCAGGTGATACCGGCAAAACTCGTGCAGAGGAATCTCTCGAAATCGCGCGACAAGGTCATCGACTCGTTTCCACTGCTCGGGATTGGCGTGCTTTACCGTTTCGCGCAGAACGGATTCGTCCTGAAGGGCATCAAGATTGACCTTCGGTTCGCGCCAGTCGAATAGAAAGCTTTCGTCTTCGAACTCCTCAGAATCCACGCGCTTGCCATACTGGTACTGCGACAAAGCGACAGATTCGACCTTCGGATTCCCGGCAGTGGTAATCGACAGCGACCACGCGCCTGACCGTTTCGCCAAACCATTCTCCAAAACAAGATGCACGCGCTGCTTGTTTCCCGTCCACTCGTGGGTCTCATCGAAGACACAGAAAGTAGGACGCAGACCGTCGTTTGCGCCAGCGACGGCAGGCACACGCACCATTACGCCGGGTTCATTCTTCAGCTGAATCTCGCGGTCAAAGAGGTCGAAGAACTCCTTCAGCGGACCGTTCTCAATCATCGACCGCGCAGCTCCGAACAGGAGGTCTGCCTGCTCGTAGGTCGACGCGGCGGCAACAACATAGGGGTCATGTCGTCGCATCCCACGCGCGCCCTTGCGACCCTGCTTCTCCTCCCAATGCGAGAAGACAACCGGACCTGCCATTTCAGCGACCGCGACGGCAGCAGCAAACTCAGTCTTGCGGCTGCCCTTTGGTAGGCCTCGGACGCCTCTTCGGACGATTCTTTGCCCGGAGGAATCGACCTCGTAGGCCCAAAGAAGGAAGCGCAGCTCCTCGCGCGTCAGACGGAAAGGTTGGCCGAAGACGTCGCCGGGCCCATGAACAAGAAAGGCTTCGATGAACGTTGCCACGTCGGAGCCAAGACTGTATTTGGGTCTGCGCCTAGTCAACTTCTGACCACAGTTCTTCCTCATCGACTGCCGCCATTTGCAGTCTCTCGTTAAGACTGTCAAGTGATAGCGCGGCGTCGGCAGTCATGATTCCGAGACGCATCCGAGCCGCAGGCGTCAATCCGAGCTCGTTCTCCAAACGATGAATGGCAGTCTCGAGCTTCACCATTCCATCCAGCGCCGGGTTGAGTCTGGGCTGTCCCGTCGAACCGGCGACCATCCGACCCTTATCAAAGATGCGCGTCAAATCCTCGTGCTGCTGGTAGTAACCCCATAGCCTGCGAACAGACGGAAGGTCTGTTGATTTGACCAGCTGCGCCAGCTCCGAAGAGAAGAAAGCAACCCACGCTTCGCGCTGAGTCTCCGAAATGCCATCCGGCGCTTCCGGTATCAGAACGGTATCGGGGTCGTGCTGGGCCACGAGCTTCAGATTGCTACGGGCACGCCGGTTCTGTCGCTTCCCCTCTTCTTTCGGAAGCGGACCTCGGCTACCCATTCAATCTCACCGCCTTCTCTCCCGTCGCTTCCTCGAGCCGCCGAACAACAACATCTACATACGCAGGGTCGAGTTCTACGCCATATCCGACACGCCCAATGCTTTCGCACGCCACAAGAGTAGACCCCGAACCAGCGAACGGGTCAATCACGGCATCATTCCGGCCCGTAGAATTCCCAAGGCAGTACGAGATAAGTTCAACTGGTTTCATAGTCGGGTGGTCCCTGTTCCTCCCCGGCTTATCAAACTCAAGAACGCTTGTCTGGGAATTGTCTCCATACCAAGACGAACCACCGCGACCGCGTCTACCCGCGCCGCCCTCGGTGTAGCCGTAGTAAATAATCTCATGCTTGTAGTGGTAATCGCTATGACCCAAGACCATGCTGCTCTTGACCCAAGCGAGCGTCTGCCGCCAACCGTAATGCTTGACGACCTCTACGAAGTCTGCGGTTTGTGGTCCGGCAGGCGCGGCGACGTACCACGGACTACCTGGCTCCAGCAGACCAAAGGAAAGCGGCAGAGTGGAATTAAGAAGCTGAAGAAGCTGGTCTTTGCCGTCGTTCTTAATTCGAAGTGAGTCCTTCGTCTTCCCGACATAAGAGACGCCATAAGGAGGGTCAGTCCACATCGCTACCGGAGTCACGCCTTCTAGCAGAGCGTCAAGGACCGCAGGTTCGGAGGCATCGCCGCAGATGATTCTGTGGGGACCAACTCTCCAAATATCGCCAAGCACCGAAATCGGGTCTTCGGGCGGCTCGGGAACGTCCTCTTCGTCAACGGACTGATTATCCTGATTAGGAGATTCGAAACCGAGCGCCTCGATGTCTAGTCCGGCAACTTCCAACTCGACCAGATGCTCGTCGAGGACTGCGACGTCCCACTCCGCAAGTTCCCCGGTCCGATTGTCCGCAAGCGCATATGCGCGCGCCTCCTCGTCCGACCAATCGTCGGGGACCACCGTAACGCTGAGCTCCGTCCAACCCAGCTGCCGAGCCGCTTCGAGCATCCCGTTGCCAGCAAGAACGGTCCCGTCTGAACGCACGACAGCTGCGCGGCGCTGACCGAATTGAGAGAGCGACGCCGTAATCGTCGCCAAATTCCTCTTGCCGTGCTTCCGCGCGTTACGCGAGTCAGGGCGCAAGGTTTCGATTGCCCACGTTTCAATGTTCATATTTGCATCCTAGCGTCAAACGGCTAAAGTGAAAACAGGCCGAAACCCGTACAGGCCTGAACACCCGGCCTTGCGCTTGTTCAGGC